AGAACAGTTCGAACGCCTCGCGCATCTCCGCCGCTGAGTATTCAACGACCTCGATACGTCCGGGTTCCGTCGTGGAGATGTAGACGTTGTAGCCTACGGAGTTCTCCTTGATCGGTCCACCATTGCACCAGTACGCAACGTGGTAGGCCGCGATCTGGGGGATGTGCCCGAATTTAGGGGTGATGGGCTCGCCGGGCGTGGTCTTGGTGCTTTTAAAGTCCAAGATCCCGCACAGCATTCCCTTGGTCACCGCGAGGTCTGTGGTCCCCGCGTACCCATATTCGTGTGAAACAACGGTCACCTCGGAGTCAGCGATGTCGAGTCCCAGCGACTGCACCTTGTCGATGGCATCTAGTGCCATCCCCAGTTCCGGTCCGCCGTGAGGAGCGGGCTGTCCCTTGAGATGGTGCTCGATGTTAGCGTGGATTCTGGTGCCAAGCTCGGCAGCGTCCGAAACCTCATCCAGAGCCTTGGAAAGGGCATTGGCGACGTATTCCTCCATCTCCTCTTCTCCAATGGGAGGAGCGTTAAAGCAGTATTCCGCGACCTTGCCCATCTTCCAGCGGTTCAAGGCTGGATTGTCGATAACCGACAGGATGCCGGTGATGGACGGAAGGAGCCCCTGCTCCTTCGCGTCCCGAATCGTGGTGGCCCGGAAGGGATTCTTGGCCCCTTTCTTGGTTGGCTGCGTATGTGCAGCCGCGCCTTCCGTGGTGTACCAATGCATTTAGAATGCCTCCTCGGAGTCAGCCGGTGCAGACTGCTGCGGCGGCGTTCCAAAGTTCTTCCCGTTGCCGAGAATCGCACCCTTCACGCCCTTCTGCCGGGCCTCCTTCGACACGCCCTGCACGACCATATAGTCGTTGCCGTACTTGTCGTTGGGGGTCTCGCGCAGGACGAGATCCAAATACTTGCCGGACTTGCCCTCAAAGAGGTGGGTCTTGTCGATCTTGGAGACGTTGATTTTGACGGTGATCATTGTTTTTTTAGGTTTAGGTTTACTGACGGAAATCAGAACGGGTCGTCCTTCTGGACGGGCTTGGGCACATAGGTCTTGATGACAGGGTTGGCCGGACGCGCAGCCTCACCGTCGTCGTCCTCCTGCGTGATGCACAAGAATGCAGCGAGGGCATAGCGGCGGAGATAGGTCGTAGCCGAGCCGACTCCCTGCGGGTCCGCCTTGGGCAGCGGAGAGCTAGCCGTGTCCTCGATCCATTGCCCGCTGGTGTGCAGCAGGCGGGTAGTCAGATGCACCCGATCCCCGCCGTCTCCGAGAGTCTGGAGGACTACGATCCCAGCCTTGTTCAGCGGGGCCTTGGTGGCCTCAATCACCGAGCCTAAGCTGGCGTAGGAGTTCTTGAAGTGCGGGTTCTTGGCGTCCTTGCTGGCGTTCGCCACCTCGCGTTGCGCGGTCAGCAGAGCTGCCGAGACTAAGTCAATTTTGTCCGATGTTTTCATTTGTATCCTCCATCATTTCGTTGGTTTCCTGCATCCAAAGTAGTGCCATCTCAACAACTTCAGCCTGCTCTTGGCAGGTCGGTTCTTCAAATCGGTTAAGGAAACCGCTGATGACTAGCGCAGCTTTAGCGAGCTGCGTCTCGTAAGTTTCTCTGTCGGGTTTCATTTTTATCATCTTTATCTCGCCTCTCTTGTGGTGGATTATTCTGCGGAAGGGAAGCCTTTTCTTTGCCGAAAGCCATATCCCAGCCACTACGAAAGGCTTCCGAGTGATTATTCCTTGGCGAATCTCCTTTGCCGTTCATCGTGCGAGTTGCTGGAACTTGGTGGTTGGACGGTTGAAGACCATTCGGATCGAGGCGCAGCCGTTGTCCCGGCCCTTCGCTTGGACAATCTCCACCTCTAGGTTCTGGACGGTTTGGTCGTTCAAGCTCTGCGTGCCGCCCTCGGAGTTCTCGGTGGGCAGATGAATGAAGATCACTCGATCCGCGTCTTGCTCGATGTTGCCGGATTCCCGGAGGTCTGAGAGGCGGGGAATGCGGTTCTCGCGTTCTACCTCCCGGCTCACCTGAGCCAGCAGGATGACAGGTATTCCCATTGAGACGGCCAAATCCTTGAACGCCAACGTCGTTTGCCCGATAGCAATGTCCCGCGTCTCCCCCTTCCCGTGCGGGGGCACGTAGAGCTGGAGGTAGTCGATCACGACGGCTTTGACCTGCATAAAGGCTTTGCAGGCTTCGATGCGGGCGGCGATCTGGGAGGGATTCCGGTCCGAGTCGAAGATGTGCAGCTTCTTAGACAGGTTGGTCTCGATGTCCTTCAGGGCGTTCTCAAAGGCTTTGATCTGATAGGGATTGGCTTGCCGGGATTCGATGGCTCGGACGGAGACGCCCGACATCATCCCTGCGAGCCCCTTACAAACTTTTTTCACGGGCATCTCACGCGAAAAGAGGAGCGTGTCGCCATATCGGGACGCAAAATGGCGACAGATGTCGCGGGCCATCGAACTCTTACCGACACCCGGACGGGCAGCGATGACGATCAGTTCCCCGCCAGTTGCAGCCCCCAACTCCTTGGTCATATCAGGCCAAGGCCAAGTCATCCCTGTCTGTTCAGCTTCCCCGGACAAGAGCTTGGCAAGATCGGCCATCACCTGACTCGCGGCATCCTTCAAGCTCACCTGCGTAGCCGTCTGATTGCGGATAGCCAAAACCTTAGAGATTTTGGCGACAAACTCATCGACCTGCGGCTTGCCTGCTAGGGCCATTTGCTGCGTCTCTGAGGCCACTACAGCCAGTTCCCGAGCCTGATACAGGTCACGCAGGGCATCTAGGCTATAAACGAACGCCAGAGGCGTAGGCGAGGCTCCTGAGATGTCGGAGAAGTTAGCCAGCCCTCCACATCGCTTGAGTTCAGGATCGGTCTTCTTGAGTTCCGCGCAAATGATGTGCGGCTCTAGTCCAATCCCCCGGATGTGGGCCTCGTTGACCTGTTTCCAGATCACCTTGGCGAATGCGTTGTAAAACCAAGCCTCCGTGACTTTGTAGTCCAGAGCTTTTAGGAGGGCCGATGGACCCTCGTTCATTACGACCGAGAGGACAATCCTCTCAGCTTCCTCATTGTGCGGAAGTTTCATTTTGTATCTTTCTACGTGCTAGGATGTGTTTATGTTCTTCGTTGGTGAGGTAGTGTCTCTGGTAGCCCATCGTTGTAATTCGATGGGATACATTCTTTGGATCGATCTCGCGGAACTTATCCCTCAATTCCTTGAGGGTCATTCCGGCGCGAACAGCGTTCTCAAAGCGAATCCGTAAAGATAGCGTCGAGTTTGGCGATCTGTGCCACGCTGAGGTGTTTGAAGACTTCTGGGTCTCGGACGAAGGCTGTGAGGGCATATATTTGTGTTTCTAGTTGGGCGGCGAACTCGGCTTTGACCTTGGCCGGTCTGCCGCATTGCAGGACATCGAGTTTAGCTCGTTCAGTTAATGGAGTCACGTAACTAACCTCCTATCCACACCACGCTTGTCGGCAATGGCGACTCGCTCTGCCTCAGTTGCCCAGATGAGCTTTAGTCCGATGCGTCGTCGCTGACGTTTGATCGCGGGCCAGCCGCAACGGAGGTCTGCGATGATCTCCTTGACCGTCTGCATTTGCATAAGGCGGCTCTCTATCTCCTGAGCTTTAGGATGCATTGGGTAGCTCACGGCTGCTCCTTTCGTGCGGCGTCGATGTCGGCCCGCAGCGCGGCGTTCTCACGCTCAAGTTGTTTCACCTTCCCGACTAATGGAGCCACACAAGTGCAATGTTGCTCTTGGGATCTGTTGTCTCGGGCGTGCGCTACCGCATTCTCCCAGTCCGCTATTTTTTCACGCAGGGACTCGTTTTCCGCAAACATCAGCTCGCTCTGCCGCTGGCCCTCACACTCCCGGCCATCACAAGTCTCACAGAGCCAGCCAGTCCGAGCGTTGTCCAATTGCCGTTGGAGGTCGTCCACCTGAGCCTTCAGTTCCGCCTCGCGGCGGTAGTAGGCGGTGATGGCGATCATATCGCCGTGCTCGTTGATCAAGACACACCTCCAATCTGCTTCATCCAATGGACCGCCCGTAGCGCGCTTTGGCGCATCATCTGCCGGGAGCCCTGCCGGAGGATTTCGCGGGTTTCGGTTTGAGCCATCAATCGGTGGGCTTCGGCGCGGCCTAAAAAGTAGGCGGTCATTGCCAAGGGGCTATATAAGGCTGGTCTCTTAATCTTCATTGTGTGCTGGTTTCTGTGTTTGGTTTCCTACGACGGGGCGTTTCCCCGTCTGCATCCACTCAAGGCACAGGAGATACCCGTGCGCGTCAATCAAATTGTCGTCCTTCGGCTTATGTGCCTGCCTGCGAAGCTTTAGCGCGCACATCATCAGGGGAACGTCCTCTGCCGTGATTGGGCTCGTCAGACGGGTGTTCAGAAGTCCTGTCCACATCGCCGCGATCCCTGAGAAGTCCTGATCTGGGGTTCCGTAACTCTCGTTCCGGTCCCCGGTGATTAGCCTGATGGCTTCTTCGGCGTGATTCAATTTTGACCCTCCGGTTCAGGCTTCTTTGCCTTCAACCGCTCGTTCATCATCGCGTCGGCGTATTCGTAGGACCAGCAGGCTACCAAGTCCGGCGTTTCGTGCATCTCCAGTCCACGAGAGATGATTGCGTTAAGGGCCTGCGCGGCGAAGTAGTCGCGGATAGACTGATCGTTGTTGAAGCTCTTAATCATAGATGGTGTTTTTCTGGTGATAGGTTTTCCCGTCCACTCAATGCCGCGCTCTTGGGCGACTTGCTTGATGGTATTAATGGACCTTTGGCTAATCCCCCGGACTTGGAGGAGTAAGCGGTCATCCATCTGAGCCACCTTCTCTAGGGTTTCGTATCCAAGGGAGCAGAGGTTCTGGAGAGCCTCTTGTCTTACCCACTTGAAGTCTAAGGATTCGAGTGGAGTGCTCATTCGAAGTCCTCCCGGTCAGGGCCGTTCTCCGACTGAATCACAACTCCTACGACGATTCCGATCAGGAATCCGAGTCCGGTGCATATTAGTGTCATCATCTGTTTTGTTGGGTTTAGGTTTGGCTAACGGGAAAAGGGAAGCGGGTGCGCCCGCCATACGGGTTGATCACGGTGGCGTATCCATCGCCCTTAAGCTCAACCCGGTAATCGTGGTATGCGTTGGGGCTTAAAGTAGGCTTCAGCGTGCGAAGCATAGCTGCGTGCGCTGCGCCCTTATGCAGCACCCCAAGGTTCTCATCCCTAGGGAGACTATGCATATGGTGCATACCAAGGTTAGTATTCTTAGTATTATCTAAGTTATGTACCTTGGTGTGCATATGGTGCATACGTAGTTCCACGCCATTGAGCGTGAGAACGTAGGCGTTGGACCGAGCACTATTCCCCGGCTTAACCCTTATCAGCCCTTTGCCCTTTAAGGACTTAAGGGCGGCGAAGACCGCCCGCACC